CTTGCTATATTCAAACAAACGAAGGCCAAAAAGCCCTGCTTGACCCCACTCCAGCCCAGATGCGAGTGGCCCAAGCGTACCAAGATAACCGATGGCTGTACGTAAGTAAGTACAGACAGGCCATGATTTCTACTATTGTGTGCCTTCTTATGCTAAGAGACACTATGTATGGCGAAGCCATTAAGACGGCCATCGTTGCTCAGGATAGAGACACCTGCGACGAAATCATGGACCGCATTATTTACGCTTTAGATAATCTGCCAGAAGTGCTTAAAAACCCTTTGAAGAAAGGAACTAAGGCTACACGAGAACGCATTGAGTTTGCCAACGGCAATCAGATTACCTCTATCACAGTTGGGTCTAAGTCTCCCGGTGTTGGTAAGTCCCGAGACAGAGTTCATATCACGGAAGGCTGTGAAATGGACGATGATACTTTTGGTAGATTGCAGGAAAAACTGTTCCCTGCTGTAGAGTCTCGGCCAAATGCTAGAGTTGTCCTTGAAACAACGCCAGGAGATTGGGGTAGTCGTCTTAACAGATTGTGGTTAAGTATTTGGAATCCTCCTCCCGGTCAACCGACGCGGTGGAAACCACTCTTCCTTGAATGGTGGCTTGACAAACGTAGACGTTTGTTAGATGAAGAAACCGGAGACCCGGTTGAACTAGGCCCGCTTACCGAAGAAGAACTGGGACTTGTGGCCAACCTTAAAGGTGCTACCCGGCACCATATGTATTTTAGAAGGGCCGCACTTCCTGCTACCTTTGATAACAGACCAGAACGGTTTGATAATAAGTATCCCCCAGGACCCACAGACGGCTGGCTTACACAAAGCAATAAGATTTACGCAGGAAAGGCAGCAGAATATTTACGATTGCTAAAAGATGGGGCGCTTAAAGGGGACGAGCAAAAAGGCAAGTCGGGTCTTTGGGAGTTTGTTCCGCCCAACCCCAGACGCTTTTACATGTTCTGTGTGGACCCGGCTAACTTCGGATCGCAGGGTGACTATTCCGCTGTTTCTGTTTTTGACGTTAGTAGCTGGGAAGAAGTAGCTTCCGTAGAAGGCCGCTTTCAGCCAACTGAACTCCATGCTATTTTAGCCCAAGCTACACAGGTATATAGACAAGCGGGCAAAAGCAGGGGCAATACTGTTGTGATTGAGTCCAATGCTGCGGCTTTACTTGGTATTGCTATTAATGAAGACTTGTATAATGTATGGCACCAAACGCACAAATCGGGCAGAACAGAACCAGGGTGGCGCGCAACATCAAAAAGTATTCAAGAAGCCGAGGGCGATATGGAAGTTGCCCTTAACAGCCACGACATTAAGATAAATAGTCTTACCGGGATCCAGCAGCTAATCAACTTTGATGGTAAAAACAGAGATAGACGTATATCTAAAGGTAAGAACACATCGCACTTTGACCTAGCTCGAACGTATATTATTGCTGCTTGGGCGCTAACAAGGCTGAACTGGCCAAGACACTTGACAGATTCCGAGCTTCGCGATAGGCTTAAAGAACAAGAAGCTAACCTAAGTCTTTTGGCGGACGCTGAACTTAGAATGAGAATGGCAACGCTAGACAACAATTTGAGAAAGCGCCGTAGGAGACTTAACGGGGACTCCGATAATCCCTGGGCTCCCGGCGCTGGATGGACTTCATGAATACCAACCATATCAAAGTTTTGGTTAGCCAGCACAAAAGGCATTACTTGGGCAAAGAAAAAGCCCTTTTTGCTAAGATAGAAAGATTCTATAATGGAGAGTTTTTTCACTTAGACGGCAGAAGCTCGGCACGGGGCAAACAGTTTCATGATGACCCCCGTAGTAGCGTAAACTTATTCTTTACTGCCGTTGAAACAGCTAAGTTTCTCTTGCTGGGACAGGAAGTAGCTGTAGCCGCAAACGGGCACACGCCGGAAGCGCACGCTATTCAAGGCAGAATCACGCACCTGATTAACGAAGTTTTTCGCGAAAACGATATGCGCGAGCTTTGTGGTATTGCGCTAGACAATGCCCTTACGAAAAGACGCGGCATATTTAAAACTATTATCGACCCAATTAAGAAAAAGCCTCAAATCTTTGCGTTAGAGCCCAGCCACGTTGGGTACGACCCAGCCGCAAAAGCCCATAAGGAATCCCGCTTCTGGACGCACATGGTAGAAATGCCCTGGCGTATGTTTAAAAAGCGGGTAGAGTTGGGAGTTTACAAAAGACCCGGTAAGCTTTCCGAACCTGTCCGACCAGATACCACTCCTCAGTGGGCTGTTAGCGGCGATCAGTCAGACCAACGCTTTGTAGACGAAGTTTTCGGTATTGCTATTGTCTGGGAAATCTACGACATGATTGGTATGCGTGCTTACCATTGGCACGAAACCAGCAACACTATTATTTGGGAAGGCGAGATTGACGACCAACCAATCTCTATGTTTAGCCTTAACCATAACTTACGTAACTTGGACGGCCTTTCTGAGCTGGAGCTGATTATCCCCCAGCAGGAAGCCATCAATAATATCAACACCACCATGCACCAAGTCATTCACCGAATCCTACCCCGGATTATGGTTGATTCGGGTGTGGTTGACATGGGCGACTTAGCCAAAGCCTACCATGCTCCTGCAGGGTCTTACACTCCGATTAGGCGCACCAGCCCTCAAGGAACACCCTTAGAGCAGGCGTTCATTCCTACGCCCACAGCGAACCTCGACCCACAGTTACTTAGGGCGCGCGAAATCATGATCGGAGATGCCCAGTTTGTGTCGGGTCTGACAGCGCAATCGAGAGGGGCCGCCCAGAACATTCGTACAGCCCGCGAAGCCGCAGATATTTCAGCGTATGCCCGAGACAGGGTTGCTTTCCGCGAAGGTAACTTCCGGGCTGCGATTAGCCGCGTGGGCGAACGCTGTATGCGCCTGCTGCAGAAATACGGACAGGGCCCCTACACTGTGAAGCACCGAGACACCTTCTCGGACTTAGACCAGATTGACCTTCAGCACTTTGACGGCCACTTCGATATTGCGCCTTACTCACCTATCAAAAACAACCCGCAGCTACTTGCTGATGTCGTGGGCAAAATGAGCAACTTGCTCATGAATAACCCTAACATTAATCAACGAGAGTTCTACGAAATTATTATGGAAGGTTTTGGTATACCTTCTACAATGTACAACCCCGAGCCTGTTGGACAAGCAGCGCCTCCTGCGATAGAACAAATGGCAGAAGCATCAGATCAGGCAGCCGAAGTAGACCCGGCAGACGGGAGCCCCAACCAAGAACAGGTCGCCCAAATGGCGCAGGAATAAAGAGTATTACATGCTATTGCTAGGATTCATTTGCTCAAGTTGCAGAAGCATAGACGAGGCGTTTGACGACGAACCTGTGCCTGTATGCTGCGATACAGAAATGACCCGCAGACTGTCAAAAGGCGGCGCGTCGGGCTCAACCTTCCAGCTTTTCCGTCCGTACCACAATGGCCAAAAGATGATCTCGTCTAAGGCAGAAGAAAAGCGTATGCTGGCCGGTATGGCGAGAACGCATGTGGGCGAATCGGCAGAAAGCCTTCGCGTAGAACCAGTTAATGCGTACAAAAGAAAAGTAGAAATTGAGGAGCTTAGGCACAAAGTTGTGAAAGACTACGCCGCTCGCTCTCCTCAAATAGCAAAGAGATTTGCTAACCGCCCTGTAAAAGACCTTAAAACTCTCTGACAAGAGGCATAGCTATGGCCCAAAACCCCAGCTATGAAGAAGTTCGTGATCTTATCAATAAGGTTATGAACACCGACACAAGTGATGTGTTAGTAACCCCAAGTAAGCCTAAAGCGAAAGGAGCTAAAATGGCTGAACCGATGATGAAAGATGCTGGGCCAAAGGCCGAAATGCCCGCAGTTGAAGAAGAAGCAGTCGAAACTGCTGCTGTTGAAACTGCCGACAAGCCTGCCGCTAAGCCTGCTAAGATGATGACCGCCGCAGAACTTGCCGAAAAGGCAGGAGTCACCGAAGAGGAGCTTATGAGCTTCCTTGAAAAGTCTGGTCTTATGGAGCAGGCAGGTGGCATGGAAGGTCTACTCGCTGCACTTGCTGCTAGTCCTGACATGGTTGACGATCTGGTTAACCTGATTAAGACTACTCAGGGACAGGGCAACGCCAACAAAGTTCCTATGGTCTGACCAGCCGTAAAAGTTAAAGGAGAAGTTATGTCGGACGAGCAACCAAACACCCCTTCCGATTTAGGCTCAGTCGAAGCCACCCCCGTAGAAACCCCGGTACAAGCAGAAGTAGCCGAAGCGCCTTCTACGCCGGTTGACTATAACTGGAATGGAGAACTACCCAGCTTAAACGAGCAGGAGTGGTTTAGCGGTCTGGACGAAAATGTCAGAAGTGCTATTAGCTCTGGCTACGAAAGAGTTAGAAATAATGCTACTGCTGCTTTACATAAACATACTACGGCGCAATCACAGAAAAGCCGACAGCTCGACGCCGCGTATGAACAGGTCCAGTCCATGCAGCAGAGATTAGCAGAAACGCTAAACTCGCTGGAATCGGCTTCGTCCGAAGACGCCACAGCAGACGAGCGATTCAAGGCGCTGGAAACCGGGTACAAAACCCAGCTTCAGTCTTTGGGTGGACGGC